CCATTTGGATGAAAAGGAAAGACGACTGTTTTCAAGCTTTCACTGAGAAGAAAACGTCCGCTCTTGAAATTGTTGGTGCTGCCGCTGAGTACGAAATTAATATTAAGGAGAACGACATCATCACAGTATCATTACACGGACATGATGATTTAAGACAGTATGTAGTCCCCCACGTCGATAAGAGACTACTTAGTGCTATAGCTAGTAATAGACTGCTTCATGGTGGATTGAAGCCTAAACTCACAACTGAGGAAATTCTTAGAACCATGATTGATTGGTATATTTCCAATGGCGGTATGAAGTTGCGTGTTGGCGACAATGTGGAACCGATACCTGATTTCTCCAATATGAAAGGCAAGAAACGAGATCAATATGTTAGGAATTATGAAAACTATATTGCTGAAAGTGTAACTATACATACTACATTCATTAAACGTGAAGCCCTTCCCCAGAAGAAGGTTGATTCTAGTGGAGCTAGAGTCATCTCCATGGCTGATAAGAAAACAAATATCAAGATTATGAATTTCTTCCGCAAATTAGAGGAAATTGTCTACTCGTTCAAATACCCGAATGTTGGTCTTATTCCGGGTACCAACAAAGTCGCTAAACACGATAATAATGATGTTCAATGTGATTCCATCCGTAGATTGGCCAGTCAATTTTCCTGGTGCCTCTCTGCAGATGCTAAAGCTTTCGATTCTTCTATCGTTGGACCCTTAGCCGAAGCCGAAATGGCTTTTTATCGATGGGTAGGTCTTGAAGACAAAACAGTCAAACAGCTTCTTAACACTAAAATAGTTGGAGCTATTAGCCATGGTGTATTGCAGAGATTTTCTGGCGACATGTACACTGCAGTTGGAAATGTTATTATCATGTCCTCTGTACTCCATAAATTTGAAGATTATGGATGCAAGTACTACTGTAATGGCGACGACACACTTGTTTTCTTTGATAAACTCGATGTCTCCACCCAGATCGTGGAAGAGTTCGCTAAATATGGAGTCACCATTAAAGGTGATCTTATAGGCATTGGTAGAGATAATAACAATGGCGACCCTGTATATACAATTCCCTACTGTCAGATGTATTATCAACCTTACAAATACACTAACGATCCTGTTAGAACTATGAGTAGAATGACAAATTTAGTCGGTTCAAATATGTATTACTTGGCTAGAACCGTTTGTGGTAAGTGCCAAGGCCAAGAATATCTCAAAGGTCTCGGCTATATATTACTACAAGACGTCACAGAAGTGTTCAAATCACTTCCAACTGATTACAGAACAGAGTATAAGAATAAGACAGTTGAAGGATGTACTATGTATGAGAAAGAGACTGATCGTGTTATTGATTACAGAGACCCTGTACATGGATTGTTTGGTAAAATCATAGTCACCATTTATGATAACAAAGCATACTTCCTTAGCATAGATGACCATGAGAAGCGCGAAAAAGAGCTGATTAAATTCATAGAAAGAATACTTAGAGATGAATACGAGAAACAGAATCAGCTTGATCCAACAGTTGCTCAGAATCTAGCTAAAATTAATGACTATGTGTCTGATTTTGGATGGAAGTCTATCCTTCCCGCCATTGCCGAGAAGATGCGTGATGCCATTTTCGACATGTATGGATATACTAAAGCACCAGTCATATTATCACCACAAGATGCAGTCACTGTAGACATATCAATGAATGTCTTTGAACCGGAGTACATAGACAAAATGGAAGTTGACGAGCAGCAACAGCCACCCAATAGTCATGTGGGTGAAAACCCTCCACGCCCCGAGTCGCCACCGCCTTTCATCCCCTCGTCTCCCTCTGACGGCGGTTATGAAAGCGATGAGAGTTACAGGCCGCAAAGCCCTAGTATAACTTCATTCGAGTATCCTCCGGGTGAAGATGAGGGTCTTAATGTCCCTCAGGTTTCTAGGGAAACTCTGAAACGGCCGACAGACATGGATCTAGATCCTGATCCCGATGGTATCGTGCGCGATAGGGTGGATGAACAACAACC